CGAGGCCGGCTATATGCCACTATTAAAGTGGAACACCTGCCGCGATACGCTGCCGGATCTTGCCGGGTTCCCGTGCTTTGCCGGCCTTGATCTCTCGGCGAAAAACGATCTAACCTCGGCGGGCCTCGTTTTTCCGTATAATGGAAAGTATATAGTAATAGGTCATTCTTTTATTCCCGAAAGTACGCTACATGAAAAAATGAAAGGCGATTTAGTGCCGTACGATCTTTGGGAAAAACAAGGCTTTTTAACGCTCACTAAGGGCGCGGTAGTCGATTATAAGACCGTAGTGGCTTGGGTTAACGAAACCGTGGCCAGGCTTCGCACCGTGGTGCAGGAGTGGTGCGTAGACCCGTGGGGCTCTCTTCAGATTTCAAATGATCTTATAGAAGAGGGCGAAACGGTGGTAAATATCACGCAGGGGATCAAGACTTTAAGCGAGCCCACAAAGGATTTCAGGGATCAAGTAGCTAATAAGAATATAATACACGACGGAAACCCGGTAATTTCTTGGGCGATCGGAAACGCAATTGTTGACATTGTAGATCGAAATATGAATATTCTGCTAAACAAGGCGAAAAGCTCGGAAAGGATCGATCCTATTGCCTCAATTATTAACGCCTATGTGCGCGCAATGGTGGCCGATACAATCGGCGGTTATAATAATAGGCCTATGAGGAGTTTTGCAGCATGAAATTTTTTCAAAGAGTGCGGGCGGTTTTTTCCAATTCTTACTTTGAACAGTACGTAAAAGAGTGGCTAGGCGGGGGAGATATGCCGCCGGATACCTACGGCCAGATCTCCCAAGATCTCGCGCTTAAATACAGCGCTTTTTTCGCATGTAACCGGGTACTCGCCGAGACTTTCGCGAGCGTATCGATCCACGAGTACAAACGCGACACCGAAACCGGGGATCGCGAGGCCACTAACGAAACCGGCCTTTTTCCTATTCTACACGAGGCCCCAAACGACGAAACGAGCGCCTATAATTTCCAAGAGTGCCAAATGTATCAAACCAATTTGGGCGGCAATTTCGTAGCCGAGCGCCTTAAAAACGGGCGACGCCTGGCCGGCCTGTCCCAATTGGAGTGGCAAAACGTTACAATTTTCCGCGATCAAAAGGATCGCCGGATAAAATACCGGGTAAACGGCGACGCCGGCCAGGTAGTTTTAGAGCGCGACGAGGTTTTACACGTCCCGGGGCCCTCGGTTAACGGGATCGTCGGCATGTCGCTATTAGAGTACGCCGCCCGCGCTATTATGCTCGGCTATTCTTACGAAAAATTCGGCCAGGAGTTTTTTAAAAACGGCGCGGTGCCCTCGGTGGTTTTCGAGATCCCAGGCTTTCTAAAAGACGAGGCTTACGATAGGCTTAAAAAAGAAATCAAAACAAATTATAGCGGCCTGAAAAACGCCGGCACGCCTATGCTATTAGAGGACGGGTTAAAAGCCTCGCCCCTTACGATCAAGCCTATAGACGCCGAGTTACTTAGCTCTAAGAAATTTCAGATCGAGGATATTTGTAGATTTTTCCGAGTGCAACCTCATTTAGTGCAGCACCTCGAAAAATCGACAAATAATAATATCGAGCAGCAAAGTTTAGAGTTTGTTATGTATACAATGCTACCGCATTTTCGCCGGGCCGAGCAAAATATTAATAGCCAATTACTCACGCCCCGGCAGCGGGCGCAGGGCTATTATATGGAGTACAATATTAGCACCCTTTTGCGCGGCGACTCTAAAACTATGTCGGAGAGTTTCGCGAAAGGTTTGCAATGGGGGTGGCTATCGGTTAACGAGGTGCGGCGTATGTTGAATTTAAACAGCGTAGAGGGCGGCGACACCCATTTGCAGCCCCTTAATATGGTGCCGCTCGGCACCGAGCCCGACGCCGACGCCGGCGGCTCAATAGACAACCGCGTCCGGCAGATCGTCGGCGACATAATGGAGCAAGCAACCAAAGAAGGTAATATATGATCAAGTGGTTACAAGCGAAAATACAAAACAAGATCGGCGAGCTCTATATTTATGGCGATATAGAAGATTGGAAATTTATAGACGAGGACGTAACGCCGGCAGGCGTGGCCGACGAGATCAAGAAACTTGAGGACGCCGCCGAGGTTAACATATATGTTAACTCGCCCGGGGGTAGCGTTTTCGCCGGCGTGGCTATCTATAACGAGATCAAGCGATTAAATAAGCCTACAACGGCGTATATTGACGGGCTGGCCGCTTCTATCGCGTCGCTTATTGTCCTGGCGGCGGATCGGGTGGTCATGCCTTTTAACGCTATGCTAATGATCCATAACCCGTGGACGTGCGCATGCGGCGACGCTAACGCGCTGCGCGAGCTCGCCGACAAAATAGATCGTATAAAGGACGGCGTTTTAGTCTCTACATACGAAAATAAAACCGGGCTTGAAAAGGAAAAGCTCGCGGAAATGATGGACGCGGAAACCTGGCTAACAGGCCCCGAGGCTTTAGAGCTCGGTTTTGCCGACGAGGTAGAGCAAGAGCAAAAGATCGCCGCGTGCTATCAGGGTGAAAACGTGCTTTTTGATAGCGTAGAGGTTCAATTAAATAAATTTCGGTCTTTTCCTAAGTCGAAATTTACCGAACATAAACCACCACAAAAAATGTCACTAGCAAACCGCCACCGGCATAAAATAAATATGCTCTCGGCACACAATTAACCGGAGGTCTAAGTATATGGATTATACTTTACTCATGAAAAAACAGCTTGACGTTATGAGCTCGTTGTTTGAGGCCGCGCAAGCCGAGAACCGAGAATTTACAGACGACGAGCAGGCGAAATACAGCGCCGCCGAAACCGAATACAAACGCCTCGAAGCCGCCAAAGCCAAGGCCGACGAGCTCGCAGCAAAAGCCGCAGCCGTTGACGCCAACGCCAAGGCCGACGCCGACGCCAAAGCCCACGAGCCCGCAGCAAACGCGAGCGCCAAGGCCCACGGCGACGACGTTAACGCCGGCGATAACCTGGCAGCTAAAAAGCCATACGCTAACCTGGGCGAAATGCTCGTAGACGTGGCCCGCACCAAGACGGCAAACGCCGCCGAGGCCACCGAAAGGCTGCTTAAGGCTTCACTTAACACCGAAACCGGGGCCGACGGTGGTTTTGCAGTTCCCGAAGAATTTTTCGGTAACATGATGGAACAGGCCGTAGCCGAATCTAACCTTTTTTCCCGGGCTACCGAGCTTACGCTAGGCGTTGGCAATACCGCCAATATTCCCGGCGTGGACGAAAGCAGCCGGGCCGACGGCAGCCGCTACGGCGGGATCGCGGTCTACTGGGTAAAAGAGGGCGGCAGCGGCACGTATTCGCAACCGGCTTTCCGTAACCTTGATATTAAACTTTCTAAGCTCATGGGGCTTGTTAAGGTTACCGACGAAATGCTAGAAGACTCCGCGCTGCTTAGCTCGTGGGTGCAAAGCGCATACCCCGCCGAAATGGCTTTCGCGCTTGATCAGGGCGTTTTCGATGGCGACGGCAACGGCAAACCCCTGGGAATTATGAACAGTAACGCACTCGTTACCGTTGCAAAAGAAACAAGCCAGACCGCCGACACTATCGTCTATGAAAACGTGATCAAAATGTGGGCCCGCATGCCCGCACGCCGGATCTCTAACGCGGCATGGTTTATCACACAGCAAGCGCTCGAACAATTGCCGCTTATGAACCTGTCAGTAGGCACCGGCGGCGCGCCCGTTTACCTGCCTGCCGGCGGCGCGAGCGTTTCCCCTTATTCTACGCTGCTCGGCTTGCCCGTGATCCCCATTGAGCAGGCCGCCGCACTCGGCGATCTCGGGGACATTGTGTTAGCCGATATGTCGGACTATATCGCGATCGCTAAGGGCGGGATCAAAACCGCAAGCTCGATCCACGTAGACTTCGACAAGGCGATCACGTCATTTCGTTTTATCAAACGTGTTAACGGCGCTCCCTATACCCGTACCTCGCTTGCGAGCCGGGCGAATAGCTCGTTTCTCACATCCCCCTATATCACCTTAGCCGCTCGGGCCTAATTTTAGGCTATAGAGCAATAGGAGAAAAAATATAATGCGTATTCTTTCTATGATCCCCGAGCAGCTAAAAACTGCTTCCCGCGTGCTGTTTAACGGTCAAGTTACCGGCACCGGCGACGCCATAGGCGTCAAACCCACCAAAGGATCGAATAGCCTAACTTTCCTTTGTCTTTGCACCATGGCCAACGCGGCAAACCTCGCGCTCTCTATCGTGAGCGGCGACGACGCCGACGGCACTAACCCGGTGGCCCTTGCCGAGAACGTCCCGATCTTTAAGGACGACGTAAGGCAAACGGACGCTAAAACCTTTACGGTAACGGACGATAGCGCCGTAGTTGTAGTGGTTTTTAACGTGCCGTCTATACTTATCCCCGCCGGTAAGTATATGTGCCTTAGTTTCGGCGATTCAAACGACGCTAACATACTTAGCGCCATTGCGATCGACGACGCCTACCACGAAAGCGGCGTCGGCGCGTAAGCCTTAACAGGTAAACAGCCAAACACCCGCCCCGCCCTTGGACGCCTGGCGACTAGGGGCGGGGCTTTAAGAAAAGGATCTTATTATGGCAAAGAAAAAAGGCGAAACAAAACCGGCAGCCGAAACAAAACCGGCAGCCGAAACCAAGCCCGCAGCGGCGGCCACTTCCAAGGCCCCCAAGAAAGGCGAGGAAATTACAGTAAAGATCGGCGAAACCGAGTATAGGGGCGTTTGCACTTGCCGGCGTACCGTCGGAAAAAACAAGCAAGTTTTCCTTAAATTAAACGGGTGCGTTTCTCGTTGGTTTAACGCTAAGGATGTAGTAAAATGAGACTTTCCCGGCTGAAAACGGCGGCAGCGGCGGCACCGGTAACCGTTGCCGAGGTTAAACTTAACGCCCGCGTCGCCCACTCGGTCGAGGACGATCTTATAGAGCAATGGATTAACGCCGCCGCGAAAATGGCTGGCGAATATCAGCACCGCAGCTATGTAAAAGAGGTTTACAGGGTTATTTTTGATAGCTACCCGCCGACGTGCTTTGATCTCCCAATGTCGCCGCTAATTAGTGTGGATTCAGTTAAATACTACGACACCGACGACACCGAGGCCACTTTCGCCGACACAAATTATTTTATAGACACTATTTCCGAGGTAGGCCGCTTTTCTCTTAACGATAATGCCGTATGGCCTACCACGACGCTACGGCCTATTAATTCCGTTATAGTCGAGTTTACCGCCGGCTACGGCGACGACGCTACGGTAGTGCCCGATAGCGTAAAAAATGCGATCTATCTTTATTGCACGTACATGTACGAAAACCGCGACGCCGAGGCCGGCACGATCCCGCAGGCGTTTTTTGATGTGCTCAAACCGGATCGTTTAGTGAGTATGTAGATATGGCTATTTTTCGCGCCGATAGCAAAGGCAAAACCAAAACGCTCGCGAGCCGGTGCCGCCACTATGTCGACTATCAGGCCAAGACCGAGACACCCGACGGCGAGGGCGGTTTTACCGAGGTTTGGGCCAATATTTCCGGCGCTACCCAAATACCTACCGAGATCGTACCAATTAAGGCGCAAGTACGCGCAGAAATGCGCTCTTGGAATATTATAGCTACCCACTATTTAAGGGTTCGCTCTAATATCCCCGTGGCCGAGGTAGGCCGGGCGGTTTTTGTTACCCCTGCCGGTACTCGTTACTTTTATATTAAGACTTTAGAGGATATTCAAACCCGAGATATAGAGCAATTTATGATCGCCGAGGAGCGCCGCCCGTGAGCGTAGTCAAAGGCAAATTTTCAAAGCTCACGCTTAACACCGACGCTATTTTTGCGGATCTTGATCGCGGTGAATTTGAAAACAGGCGCGAGGCGGCCCGGTACGCCGCTAAAATAATGCGCAAAAACATAGGTAAAAAAGGCACGTCTACGCCCGGGGGCTTTCCCACCCGGCGCAGCGGGGCGTTACGGCGTAGCATAGGCTTTCAATTATTAAAAGCCGATCGCTCGGCCAAGGTAGGTAGTAAGTATTTTACAGCGCATTTATTAGAGTTTGGGCACGGCGACGGCAAAACGCGCAATAAGCGCCCTTTTGTTTTCCCGTCGCTACGCGAGGCCGAGCCCG